CTTAACCCTCTTTGGCTAAATCCACCGCCAACGTGCCAATTATTAATTGTTATTGGTTGATTAATCCTTGTTCGAATATAAAGCATTGTTTCAAGTAGTTCAGTACAAAAAAACTGCCACGCGTCGTCGCCGTATCTGTCGTAAACTTGTGGTGAAACAAATTCTTGAATTACAAAATAATTTTTAAGTTGATTGATTGTATCTGCTCTATTCATGTTTATTTTGATATTTCGCTAATTGTCGCGCAATTTCATCTAATTGGTTTTGTAAGTGGCTAATTTGAATTTTTAAACTTGCATTCTCCGCCTTAAGCACTTCTATTTCGGTGTCTCGTCTTTTTAATTGTGATTCCTGCCTTTGCTCTAAATCGTCTATCATTTTCTGATATAGGTTTAAATTTTTCGAAACCACATCAGACGAAGAGCTATTAATATCAATTTCTTTTTGCTCTAACTCTTTTTGTTCGAAATGTCTTTTGGTAAGCAACCATGAGACAATCGGCGTTAAGAATATTAGTGTTTCTTTCCAATAAATAGCTAACCAATTATTCATTATTAAGGGTTTTCGAATTCAACATAAAAAATAGTATCTTATTTTGATAGAACGTAATGTATTTCGTTTTTCTGTCGCTTCCATGTTAAAAACTTAAAACATATAAGTTAGGGTACAAAAAAAGGCGCGAGGATAGAAAACTAACCAAAAATTAAATCAAATAATTTCCTCGCACCTGAACTTCATCTATTTTTATCTACCTACATTAATTCTTGATATATCATATTTTAAATCGTATATTGTAGTATCTCCTGTTATAGATTCTACTTGTAATACACATCCATTTGCTACAAAATCCGACAATGCAGGAACTAAAGTTGACGTACTATATTTTCCTGCGTTTCCTGCTCCCGTACCTTTAGGAAATGTAAAACTACGCACTACCTCAATTATAGGTGTAACTCCGTCGCCGATATCGTATTGCAATTCAGCTAATCCACTTGGCGATGAAGTGTAAGCTGTAAAATCTACTCTAATTAAATAAGCGTCTCCTAATTGAATAGGCTCAATTTTGCTATTAGAACTATTGTATAACTGAGTAACTCCTTGTGGCAAATAAGTGTTAACCCTTGAATTTGCGTTGTTATCTAATATAGTAGTTGTTCCTGCCGTAATAGTTAAAGGACTGCCCGACGTGTATTGAGAATCAATTATTTGCTCCCAACCTAAAGCCGTCACGCTTAAAGATTGAGCTTGAGCATTATACCCTAAATTATTTTGACAAAACTCTCTAAAACTTACCGCCGTAAAACTTACGTCGGAGCTATCAACTGCGTCAGATAAATCAATAGGTGGAAATTCTATTGAACTCATTCCGCGTCCTGTCGTTCCGTTAGAATCGTATAACGAGATTCTTCCGTTGTCTAAATCTTCTTGTTTGTACCAAGTGTCTTTACTTGGGTGTGCTACTTCAATTATTCCTGAACCTGTATCGGTAATTGTAATAGCTGAACCTTGTATTTCAATTTTTTTCGCCATTATTTATGTTTTATGCGTAGCCGTAACATGGATTGCTAACTATAAATCCACCCGCTAAGTTTAAAGTATCTGTTAAAAAATTATCTACTGAAATCGAACGCTCAAATCCTAAGTACTGAAATACAAAATCTCTAAACGTGCTTTCTGTAAAAGCTATTGAGTTTTCGTCAATCGCTTCGCTAAGTTGAACTTCTGCAAAACTCTTTTTTCTTCTATGGTCATTACAATCGTATAATTCAATTACTCCCGACTGCAACCTATTCTCTTTGTACCATACGTCTTTAGTAGGCTCATTTATTAAAATTTCACCCGTCGACGTATCAGTAACTCTAATAGCTGAACCTCGTATGTTAAATATCTTTGCCACTTATTTTACTAAATTTAAATTTTCGCATTTTCATATACTTATATAAAGGATAATCAGAAACATTTCTTTCTATAAATATCCTTACGTTGTCCCAATAATCATAAGCAATCTGCCTATTCATAGTGTAAATTGACTTTTTTTCCTGATACGATACCTCTGTGCTTTCAGGTGTGTTTTTTTGAACAAAACCAAAAGGAGTGTCCGTATTAGAGCCTTGCAGAACATATCTTGCGTAGGCATAATGAACTAACACCGCTTTTATACCTACGTTAGTATAGGTGTTTCCGCTATAAGTATAAGTTCCGCCATTAATTAACGCCGAGTTTTTGGTCGTCGTCGGATTTCTTAATACATCAAAGTAAAAATCCATTCCCATTAGCTCTTTTAAGTCTGAAAAATGTGCGTCCCTAATAAATTGGTCTACATTACCAAAATCAGTCTGACTTATTTGTCTATCGTATGTCGAGAAATCACTCTTGGTTATTAGCATCGATTATAGGTATTAGTTGAAAATCGTCAAAACGCGCATCATAAAACTCGCTATCAATCGCTTTGACCACTTTATTAATTATGTTTTGTAACATTTGTCTTTCAAACTCTGTGTTGTTCATGTACTCCAACTTCATCGCATTTATACTTTCTCCACTTGCAGAAAATATAGAGTTTTCAGGTCTAATTAAAGCAGGTGGAACTGAGTTAAAAGCCATTAAAATATTTTTAAAAGTACTGCTTTCTGTGTACTCAAACATTTTGTCGTTCACATTTGACGAAATGTCCTTTATTTGAAATATATCGTCAATTCTTTCTCCGTCTCTAAGCTCTTGTTCAATATGCGCCATGTCGCCTGTATTTTCAGCTCCTAACATATCTTCCATAACGCGCTTAAAGTTTTCTCTTTCTGAAACTGCGTTCTGCCACTCTACTTCATTTGGATAATCTTCCAAGCTACCGCTTAACGGCGGTGTAACTACTAATGTTTTTCCGAAAAATCCTCGACGAATAGATTTGTTTTTAAACAACGAACTTTGAGCTTCTGAATCACAATCATACATTACGGGTTCAACTAAGCTTAAAGCATACTCATAATCGTCGGTAAGATTAATGTATTTTACTTGCCCGTTGTAATTTTTTAGTTTTTCAGCTAAAGAATTTCCCTTTTCGTTTAAAACTTGAGCTTCTACAATTTCTTTTTTCGGATTGTATGTATGAAACCATTTTATTTCGTCAGGGTTAACATTAGTTTCTCCCCAATCTTTGTAATATGCAAATTTGCCGTTATAATCTTCGTCGTCTTTTTTTCCTTTACGCATATTAGTATAAGGCAAAACCTTAACGCTTGAAATTTCAAAATTTGCGTCGTAGTGATAATTAATATACACTCCGTATTGACGAACAATGCTATTTGCCGTATTTGTAGCAAATTTCAGTAACTCAACCTTTCCAACCTTTAATTCGTTGTCCTCAAATCCGCGACCAACTAAATAATTGACCATTTTTCTTGCACAACTTCTTGCAGTTACTGAATTGTTTACGAATCTATCTATTTTTTCAGGATAGATATTCTTCTCGCCGTTGTTAATAATCATTAACTTCGGGTCAAATTCAGCCTCTTTCTTAAATAGGTTTAATAACTGAGCCTTTATAGACCGACGTTTGTTTTTCATTACTTAGATTTCTTAGTAGCTCTTTTCTTTTTTGGCTCTACTTTCTTTTCCTCAGGGATTTTATCAAATAACCCTTCACCTAAAGCGTGTATTTTAATTAATTTTTTTGCTTCAGCGTCTGTAAACTCGCCGTTACGCATAGGTTTTCCGCCATGCCCTAACTGAATCCCGTTATACTTCGCCTTTAAAACGTATCCTGATTTTGATTCTGCCATTTTAAATAAATTTAAGTAGTTCTCCCAATACTCATGTCGACATTTAGGACAACTTGGATTAATATTACTGCCGAACTCTTTTTTGTATTCCCTAAGGAATTGAACAAAGAAGCCGTCCTTAGACTTATCGCTAAAGACGGCTCTCATTCCTATATCTTTCCACTTAGCGTTCATCCCACTAAGTTAAGTTTTTTTCTATGGAGTTGCAAAGTTGTTGTTAAACGCCGTTTTAGTCGTCGCGTAGTCAGTTTCTAAAACGTTACGCGTCATTTCAGGCTCTTCAAATCCGTCCTCACTTGCCAAAGCAAATTTGATAATTCCGTCAGATTCCTTTGTGTTCCAAGCCATTTCTGAAATAACTAATCCGCTATCCCAACCTAACACTTCAAAAGCATCAGCGTCACTTGCACCTTTCCATTTCTTTTCTACTACTGCAACGTATCTCCCGCCCGAAGCGATATTTGCTAAACTCTTTTTGTTAGCTACACTTGGATTTAACACAACTCCCATAAAGTTATGTCGGTACATATCGAAACTCTCTTCTTTTTTAACTAACTCAAACATAGCTCCTTGCGCTTGTTTAATTCCTTCGACCATGTACCCTTGAGTACCTGAAGCCGTAGCTAAGTTAGTGATTAATAGGTCGTTAGTTGCGTCTAAAGTAGACGTAGCTCTGTCGATATCGTCCCAATTAATTAATAGGACGTTAACCTCAATTCCACCCTGAGGCTTGTTGTCGCAATCTCTTTGGATTGCTGACGCTAATTTTTCTTCACAATTTAAAGCCATTTCTTTTGGGTTTTAAAGGTTATTAATATGCTACTGAACTCATGTAACTTTCTAAATGCTTAGCATCTAAGAAGTATGCAAAATCTACAATATTAGACTTATCTTTTTTCTCGTACCATGAATCTAAGTTAGTCATGTCGGCGTCATTTAACGTTCCAACAGGTACATTTCCTGCCGTAGTTAAAATAGCTCTGTGAGGTAAGTTAATGGTAGTAGTATTGTCTTGATATAAATTTTGTAATCTATCCCACTCAGGTTCTGCTACTACGGGAATACCTCTAAACTTTAATACTTGTCGACCATTCTCAGTAATTTCTACAAAACCACCTGATTGCTCAGTAGCTTCTAAATAATCGTAGTAATTATCGAAAATTGACTGAGATACTTTAAAGTACTTGTCCTGCGCTCCTTTCAATCTATTGTCGGCTCCGTTATACATTTCTTTCAAGATTGTATAGGACTTTCCTGCCGATAACGCCTGAGCAGAATATGAACCTCCTGAGTTTTCAGAAATTGTATATACGGGTATACTTGCGTCTGCAAAAATTTGCTTCCATAATCCGTCAAATTGATTGAACAAATTTAAGTTAGTTCCCGCAGTAAATACTCCACCTGAACCTACTACATTCGCAGAAGTATCTGAATACCAAATTTTAGCATTTACTGAAGTTTTAATGCTTTCAGTAATTTTCGCTAACAATACTTGCATCTCTTCAGAACCTTGCTTGTCAAAGTAATCAGGATTTGCTCTTTGCGCCTTATTGAATAACTTTAATAAGTTGCTTAAATCAGCTTGACAATGTGTAAAACGTCCTGCAATTAATTGCGGTGTCCAATACTTTTGCGTTAAAGCTAAGCTATCTTGTTCCGCAGGTGTACAACCCGTTAAAGTCTCACCACCAATTCCTAACTGACCTACGAATACAATTTGTTGTTGCATCTGTACTCCCGTTTGGATATCGTGGTAATCTGCTAATTCATTTTGTACAAAGACCATTTCCATAACCGCCTCTGATACTTCTTGTGCCTCTTGTGGATTCAGCGTTAAAGCTGATACATCAATTTTAGTTGCCATTTTTTATTTCGTTTTATTTGTTATTATCCTTTTAAACTTCTCGATTTTGGAGCGTCAGGTTTTTTAATTTTTCCGTCAGCGTCAAAGTTAGAACTAATCTCTTTTTTCAAGTTTTTGAAATCTTCTCTTACTGCCGTAATTGCTGATTCTTGCTCTGCAATCTTGTTCTCAAGCTCAGTTTTGTCGTTTTTCAAAGCTTCAATTTCTTCTTTTAATTGAGCGTTTTCGTTTTTCAAAGCCTCTACGTCCTCTTCTTCTTCTTCTTCATAAGCTACAATCTCTACAAGCTCACCGCCTTCAAATTTGTAAGTTTCGCCACTCGGCATTAAAACATCGCCTTCAGCATCTTCTCCACCAATTCTCGCTTTTGAACCTACCACGATTGCATCTTCCTCAGATAATTCGTAGAAATCAACGTCCTCTCCGTTAGCATCCTGAACAACTTTGTTTTTAGGAGTGCCTTTAATTAAATTCATAATAGTTTTTTCGAACTTAGCGAACATTCCTTCCGCTTGTTCTTTAGTAAATGAATCAGCCATTTTATCTTGTTTTTTAAATGTTGCTACTGCTTTAAATTCCTTAACATTTGTTACGAAACCTTTTTCTTCTAACCAATCAATTTCTAAGAATTTATCCTCTTTCATTACCTCTAAAGCTTCGTCGCTTGTAAGGTTTGTTTCCATTTCGTAAATACCCGCTAATTTTTGCTCAATTTTTCTAAGCTCTTCAGCAGTTTCTTCAAGGTCTTGTGCGTTTCCGTAACCTACGTTCATAGGTAAATGGATTAAAAAAGAATC